TAAAATTGCTCATTATCTTTGCACTTTATTATAGATATTTAAACCAGCAGCAAAGCCAAAAATTTTACCTGTATATAATTGTATGGAACCTGCGCCCATATATATGGATGGTTTTAATCTTAAGCGGGTGCGGTTACTTTTGGAGTGTATATAGAATTGAATTTCCATTTTATTTAGTTTAAATTAGTCAGTTTTATTATACCCTCTTTTATTAGTAGTTTTATTTCCTTACCTGTCATATTTAAAAACCTGTTTAAATACCTTGACGTCGTTCGTGAATAGTCCCAATAATACTCATCAAGCTTTATTTTTCCGTTGTTATCTTTAAAGGCTATGATACTTTTATAGCTTTGAAAATATAAACCTTTTGGCGTTTCAATCTCGAATTGATTCGCCACAGGCGCCCCGCTTTGTGGGCTTGTTAATTGATGTACTTTAATAGTTGACTTCATTTGTTTTTTGTTTTATTTATTTGTTGATACAAACATAAGGCACCTATTGTAGCTTAATGTTAACTTAATGTTAAGAAATGCAACCTCAATGTTAAGAAATTGTAAACAGAAAAGCCCTACACCAATGTAGGAAAAATCCTACGGGGTGTAAGGCAAAACCTACTGCGTTTAACGATAGATCTACTGCGTTTAACGATAGGGAAAACCCTACTGCGTTTAAGAACCTACTGCGTTTAAGAACCTACTGCGTTTAAGAATCAGATGAACATATGATTTATTTTTTTGTTCAAGATGTCATTTAATTTTTGAACCTGGTCTTCAACTATTTTCTTACTTGAATCCATTCGACTCAAGTTAGAATTTATATCGACCATCAGGTCTCTGCAGTCTTCTATCAATTTAAGTGTCTCGTTGTCCATATTGTTTATTCTTCTATATCGTTAAACTCAGCCCATTCAAGGCAATCTCCACATAACTCGTCACTCATAAAACTCGGTGCTGCGCCACAGCAATTACTTACTAATTCCATCTTCTTTAGTTTTATTAATTTCCTTTTGCTTATCTATTATTTTCTTAGCTTCAGAAGTCAATTCATCAACCTCCTTTAGTACATCGCCAAATATGTGATCTAAATCCATAGCTTAATTGTTTTTAGGTTTTCTGCCTCTCTTGGCTTTGAAGTCATTTCCAATCTGTCGCTTCATCTTTGCAAACATATCTGCACGATGTTCGCTAGCTTGTGTTAATGCCTGCTTACTCATCTCATAAAGGCTAGGAATATCATTCAGCAGTGAGTTTGCATCCCACTCCAGGTATATCTCCTTACCATCCAAGCCTAAAGCTGTTACGTGAACGACATCATTTGATGTCCATAGTTCTGTTGTTGTTAATACGAATCCTTCTTTCATTTTATATAAATTTAATTGTTCTACCATTTACTTTTGCTTCTATAAGCGTACTCAAGTTAATCATCTTAAACGACTGCTTCTGCATATCGTATACGACCATTAATCCTTTTGATGCCGGATCAAAGGACATACCTTTGCCCGTCACACCTTTTTTAACCGCTCTTCTGCAGTTAATCGTTCTAATAGTACCATCTTTCTTTTCGAATGTAGCACTGAAGATCTTACCACCTTTAGTGGCTTCCTTTAGTTTCTGCACCTTTGTTTGTGGTGCTGTTAATATCCAAGTCATTATATAGTGATTTTAAATGTTATACCATCTTTTGTTATATTAGGGGATTCTGTGGCGAGCTTTGCCAGCTCTGCGGTTGTGTTAGCATCTTGTGGGCTGAATCCCTTAGCCTCAAGAATTTGCTTTAGTGTCGGTTTCTTCATAGGGCAAATATATAAAGCCCTGGAGAATCCAATGTTACGTTAACGTTAAGAAATTGTTAAGTGTCGGATGTGTCGGATGTGTCGGATGTGTCGGATGTGTCGGATGTGTCGCTTACCCTACTGCGTTTAAGAGTAACCCTACTGCGTTTAACGATAAATCCCCGACTCTGAGAGGTCTCTTAAGTACGCAACAAGACCAAACAAAACCGAGGATATTACCTATAATAACCAATTAAATATTCACTTAACACAGCAAATATACAAAAATATTTTAAACTACCCTACTGCGTTTAACGAATAGTATAAGAACCTTTTGTGCGATTTACCAAAACATATTGAGCTGCATACCTGATGGCATCAATACAGTGGTTCCATTTATCTACAGGCTTTGTCTGCCCCTTAGTAGCCCACACATAGTTATTCAGCTCTTTAATCAGCTCTGTGGAGTCAGGGTCAATGATCAGGTCGTAATCCTGGAGTAGTGCGATACCGGACAAGATAGACCCACTGCGTTTAACGGTCGGGGTAATGTTACATCCCTTCAGCTTAATCTCCTTAATCAGTCGTGGTTCTGCAGAGTCCGACACTATGAGGTGCGGACCTGCATAACGAATATTAAAGTCTGCTATTTGTGTAGTAGACATTCCTGTCCTAGCATACATTACCTTTAGGAATATCCGTTTATTGCCTTTGTCGATGGCTAACTTCACAAGTGTGGTAGGGTCAACGGAGAAACCGAAATCCTGTCCGAAGATGGTCTCATAGTTATCGTTAAACTCTCCTACTCTCCAGTTGGTAAATATAACCCCTTCTTGCTTTTCCATCCACCCACCAAGTATTTGGTGTGTGTACTTCTCTGGTCTACGTCTACGTATCTCTGCTATCTGATTCAGGAACGACTGCGACAGGTTATCAGTGTTATCTAGGTATGTCGTATGTATATATGTAATGCCCGACTTAATTCCGTTGAATCCTTCCGGGATATCTCTGTTGGCGTAGAAGCGTCCCCAAATCCAATGTTCTTTAGTGGTTGGGTTAAGTATCAGGATAACCCTATTGGGTTTAGTCTTGACCCTAACAGACTGATCAATCTTATCGAATGTGTCCTCGTCTATCAGCTCTTCGGCTTCATCCAGGACAAAGGTAGTTATTGCGTTTAACGATTTGAGTGATGCTGTCTGATTCCCTGAGGCGGTGCGTATCCCCTTGAACATAATCGATGAGCCTGTCTTTATATTTGTTATCTCGTCCTTCGTTATGCGAAAGTCCTCGACAACTCCCATAAGTTCCAGCTTCTCAATGAACTCAGGTATAATCGATGAAGATGCAGATACCATCGTGTACCGTGTAAATAGTACCTTGTGTCCCTTCTCATATGTAAGGAGCAGTAGGAATACGTTAACAGCAAAAGACTTACCAGACCCTCGACCACCTGTGGTGATAAAGTATCTAGAGTCATTACCAAACGATTTATACTTCGGGTTCAGATTCGGTACCTTCATCTTCGGGTGTAATGTCGATTATGTCTTCTATTTCTTTTGGCTTCTCTGAGCCTGTAAAGATGTTTACGATGGAGAAGTCTATGTCCTTTGCTTGGGACAGTGCATCAGGATTATCCATTGCTTTACCGTATACGTACTCAATAACCATCTTACGGTCGTACTGCGAGTCTTGCGCCTTCTCAGCAACCATCTTCCAGAAGTTAGCCTCAGACCCATAAACCTCTTCTATCGCATTGGTAGCAAGTATCTTTGACCTGTTCTTCTTAGCCTTATTTATATTAGCAGGAGTAGCCATAGTCTTCCGAACAAGTGCATCGCCACGCTTTGCACCGTTGCCCTTCCGACCATCGGTCTTCTTCATATACTTACGTTCTGGCTTTTGTCTAGGCATAATTTCCCCATTGCTCCGCAATAGCCTTTGCTATTCCTGGAAATGTTTTACTTCTTAATTTACCTCTATCTTTACTGGGAGGCATCTTCCAAATTCTCTGTTCTCTTCCCTCTACAATATTAGTTGGTTTAAGATTTGGTAAACCCTTAAGCCAAAGACCTGTCTTCTTTGTCTCTCCGTGACCAAACTGCCAAGGTTGTATATATGTTGGTTTTGGGAAGTTACCCATTTTATTCAAAACCCCAACTGGATTTTCCATAGCTACTTTTTCACATAATGATATTGACTTATCCCACAAACTTTGAATCCACTTAACAGACTCAACCCTTTCATTATGTCTCGCTTTATTTGAACCGTACCAAGCGTTGCCTGATACAGCCACCTTGGTGCAGGGTGGATGAATTATTATTATGTCCCAGTCCTTATTATCTATAATTTCAAAAACATCCTGCTGAAAATGCCACTCAGGGTAACCTCCACTACAAGGAAGTATATCACAACTGTAAGCCTCGTGACCAAGCTCTCTAAAGGCTTTGGTCACAACTTGGCTTTCTTCACAAGCTACTAGAACTCTTTTCATTTAAAATTACTTATTTTATCTTTATATTCATCTAAAGAATAATAAACCAAAAGCTCTTCTCCAGGAGCTATATCTTCCTCTGTGTATAACATTCTTTTGCTTCTACCATATTCATTATCTTTATATGTTATAGAGCAATTAGGGTCTGAACTATGATTTAAAAACCCGCCTAACGGAGTTCTAATCCATTCAGCTTCCATATACAAGAAAATATGTGTTATCCCAAGATAAGTTTCTGCCTCTATGTATTCGTTAGCGAATAAGCCTAGACCATCAATCCCACTGCGTTTAATGGTAAGGGAAGGCGGTAACGGTCTATAGGTTTCTTCCTTCATATATCCTATCGTATAATTCCCATATAGCATCGTACCATTCGGTTTTGCTATATGTCTTTTCTCCCAGTTTAGTCTGACCCTTATACTCTATTTGTATACGGTAATCCAATCCTTCAGGGATTGGGTATATCTTATAGCCTTTATTGAAACAGTAACTTTGAGCCTCCATACTTCTAGAAGCCTCCAGTCGTTTCATAAGAGCCGATGATTTCCGTTTTTTGGTTCCTCGGTTCAATTGCAAATCCTTTTAACATTACTTGTATTCTAAACTCTGCGTCATCAATCTTGTCGCTTGGTATCTTAAGAAGCAAGTCCACAAGATGCTCAATGTCTTTACGATAAGGTCTGACGCTACTTAATTGTAACTGAAGGTCAGTTATTTTGTTTTTCAGGTCATCTATCTCTAAGTCTCTTTTATCTATACTTTTATAGATATCCCCTAAACTACCGAACACCTCAACACAAGTGTCGTACATCTTCTTGTTTAACGGAGACAAAAGTATATCTTCATCAAAGTTATTCATAGCGTGAAGTGCTGTAGCGTGGTTCTTGTTCATATACTTCGCTACATAATTTTTAGCACCTATTCTAACACCGCACCTACACAAATAGTCGTATGCTATTTTATAAAATATAGAACGAGCCATAACATTCTTATGGTCTCTTACTTTACTTCTAAGGTCTCTGCCTGTAACTGTTTTTACTATCTTTTCTATCCTTGATACTTCTGATGCTATCTCATTGTTTATTGTCATCTTCTTCTTTGTTTAAGTAATTTGTTAATGTTAATGTAGTACACAGTTGACACGCAAGTAGTATTCCTTCGCACTCTTCATATGCCTCCAGTTCTTCAAACAGGTCGACACTAAGATACAGCTCCTTTAATGGAACACCAGCAATTATATCGTGACAAGTCAGGATGAAGTATTCCTCTACTATGGTACTTCTAAAATCCCATTCCTTCAATATAGTTGCTAATTGCCTCGCCAACTTTTTGTTTGCCCTGCCGTATGTCATCTGAAGTCGCATCGTATGTTTTTACCTTTAGTGTTCTTTTGTCTACTATTACAAATGTAAACCTTTTTTTCTTAAATATAGTCATATATATGTAAGCTTGTGCATCGTAACCATATAAATCCATATTATAGTGCCAAGAATCTATGTCGGATGTCGTCTTAAGGTCGACAATCCTATCACCATTCAAGCAGTCTGCTTTGGCTCTGAAGGGGAATCCATCAACGTATCCGATTCCTGGTAGCTCATATTCACCTCCTGTAAATAATTCATTTGCTGTTGGGTTGTCCAAAACAGCATCAACAATGCTTTGCGCCCATACTTTCTCCTTAGATAGCATAATCTCTTTACCTTCCAAAGAAGGGTCTTTAACAGCTTCTTTATAGCCTTTGTTACGCCTAGTAGCCACATCAACAAAATGGTAGTAGTCATCTAATTTATCTTTTTCTAATAGTGAAACGTGAATAAGCCTACCATCTCTGAGCGGCTTCATATTACTATCTAAAGGTTCTCGGTTACCTAAGTAGCTGTCGATACCCTCTAGTAATTTCTTGCAGGACGATGAGGACAGGGATGCCTTGTTTAGGTATCCGTAGTAAAACTCATTATCGTACATCTTACCGACTAGGTCATCTACAGCCCAGTCAGTTCCGTCAAGTAGTGTTATTGTCTCCATCTGTTCTGGCTTTAGTATTTTCTTGCACCATTCTGTAAATGTCTACAACCATTGACTGCAACTGTGCAACATTGCCTTCTAGTTGTTTAAGCTTCTGTGCTTGGGTAATTCGTTTAGCTTTCATTCTCTATTTCCTTTTGCAGATTAGCCAATGCTCTCCAGGCTACTTTAGCTGAGTGCCTTACGCCATCTGTATCTATTGTCCCTGCATCGATGAGGTGACGCATAAGAGCGTCTAACTCATCTCCAGACTTACTTCTGTCCCAAGCCAGCGGCTTATCAGGATTGTGCTGTTGTTGCCCTGCATAGCTGCACTTAGCAACTTCTTTTATAGCATCAGGAAAGTAATTGATTACTCCTGAATAAACGGGTATCTGTTTTCTATTCTCTTTCGGGGGGTTTACATAGTCACTGTAATCGGACACATATCCTCCACCGTAAAACGCTTTTGATTTATCATTCATAATATTGTCGCTTCTTTTATATTTAAGTATGCCACTTCCTTCTCTACTCTAGCCCCATTAGCGAACTCAGTAGTAGCTGGATTTCTTCTGTTGATTTCCCAGTCAGGCTCAACCCAAAATAGATTAAATACGAATACGCCACTTGGAGTGCTACAAATATACATAGGTATATCGAGATTGTCTTCGCAGACCTCAATGATCGCATCAAACTTCTTTTTCTCAATGAGTAGTGTGTCATAATGTTTTCTTCTGCATTTAAGTTCTATACGGTGCCTGCCCTTTGGCGAGTAGCAATCCCATCGACTCATTTGGCTTTTAGCCTTGACAAGGTCAGGATACGTACTGCGTTTAAGGAAGTCGAACAAGTCGGCTTCTTTACTTATAGGTTTCATATAATCTTTTCAATGGATTGAATACGTTGTTTATAAAACAGGACGAACAGTTAGTAGCTCTTCTGGTCTCCTTAAATACCCTGTTGAATGTATCAACCACCATCTTAACTTCTTTAGCATCTAACCTTTGTTTACCCGATTCAACTATACTCTGTATAAACAAGAACTCAGATTCGTTAAAGCAATCAGGCTTTTTATACTTAAACTTCTGATTGAGTATTTTTTTGCGCTCGTCACAACCGCAATCCTCTCCAGCTAAGAACTTTACAGCCTTCTTTATTCCTGTGGCTGTGGTTATCTTCTCTATGGTATCACCCAGCCCTTTTGGGGCTGAGTCATACTTAGCTTTCCACTCTTTGTATGCTTTGGTTCGTTTATCTTTTGGTGCTTCTGGTATGCTCATTTTCCTTTAATTAATGCCCTATCAACATAAGATGATTTTCTGTTAGTTCTACTGTAGTAGTATGTACTATTAAATTCAGTTGTAGGGATGAATTTTATGTTTTTATTTATCTCTGCTTTTGTTTTTCTGCGTTTCATATCTTATCGTAATCTTGGTTGAAAAAGTCTTCTATGTCCTCACCGAACTTTTCTTCAATAATCTTTCTGTAGTTCTTGCAAGAGTTATATATGCTCGTAAGTGAAATCTTTGTATCGCCAGCAATGTCTCTAAGAGATTGAGGAGTGTAGTAGTATAGCCTGAATAGCTTTTGGTCATACCAATGCCACGTGGAAACCTCCTTATCAATGGCTTCAAATATAGTAAGATATGCCTTCTCCATACCGTCATTCTCCTCTGTTTCTTCTGGAATCTCCGCAAGAGCCGAAAGGATACTGATGTTTTCAACATCGGAATAGTCTTTACTGATTTCTGCCTTGTGACTCTTTTTAGCATCATAGAACAGGTTGCGTAAAGTGATATATATAAAGTAAGAATTGACCTCACCATCTTTTATTATTTTTTCAGGTTTATCTAAATACTTGTTCAGTCTCAAGTACATATCTTGAACGATATCATTCGCCAGGTGTATATCCTTACAGATGGACATAGCCATTGAAATCCACTCCTTATGCCTCTTGGTCAGTATCTCCCACATAGTATAAAAAGGTTATTCCAAATACAAAAAAAAGAAGCTGAATCATAATATAATCCCCAACTTCTTCAAAGGTTTCGTCTAATGCTGCATCCTTAAAGTTAACTCCAACGACACAACCGTAAATAGGAAAAAATGATATCCCGAACATATTAAATTGTTTGCACTAATATAGTAATTTTATTTCAATATAATCGCTTTCTCCGTAAAACTTTTTCAAATCTTTTACCTCAACGATATTTTGGTCTTGTTCAAATACAATGCCCTCTAGTGCATCTATAAAAGCTTTATTTAGGTTATCTAATAGGTCAGGCTTAGTAACCTTAGCAGTGCCTTCTATTCTGCGTTTAAGAGCTGTGGACTTATGAAACTTAAAACAATAATGCAGATACTCCACTATAATCGGTGTACCTGCTCTTATTATCTCGAAGTCATCGCCTAGTTGCCCAGATAATTCCCAAGCTACATCTTGCTTGAAGTCTACTATCTTCTTGGGTGTGTATTTAAACCCATTCCTGCTCATCCTGAAGGATTGATGCGGAGTTGGCTTCAGATTAAAACGAAGTGTCAATTCTGAGTATGTCATCTATCTTATCTATTATTCGTGGAGTACCTTGCCTATCTACCTCGAAGCTGAATTGCTCAAAGGGGTAGGACCTACTGCGTTTACATATAACGTCAACTATGTCTTCGTTATCTTCTTTTAGTTTAAGCTGTATCTGTGTCTCTGTTTTCTTCTCCAAGAATGAACCCAAGTGTCCTGTTGGTTTATCGCTATTGAAGTTACTGTGGATAACTACCATAATGTGAACATTATACTCTTCACTCCATCTCATTATCTCCTGGACTATAGCTGCTGATTCCTTAATGTCGTTAACGTCTAACACTAAGTCAGCAACACCATCGATAATAACAAGCCCTGTTTCGTCTTGGTATTTATGTAAGTACCAATCGATAAACTTTACCCTTTCATTTGCAGGTAATGTCCTCATTGCATACGGGTCGTAATCCAAGCCATCATATTTGGATATGTCTAAAACTCTGCGGAATACCTTTTGAGCGTGGAATATACCTTGCTCAGTATCAAAGTGTACTAACCTAAGGTCTTCTCTATGCCCTCTTATTGCGCCCGTACAGTCCGTTTTATCGGACAGGTAGGCTCCTGCAATCATTGATATGAAGAATGTCTTCTTACTTTTTGGTGGTGCTTGTACAAAGCTGAAGTTTCCATAGGTTCCTATGGGTGTTGGATATGTGTCGTCTTTTGATTTGTATGTGCCGTAGCTAACGGCTATTGGTGGGTACTCAACCTCTGCGTATGGGTTTACCGATAATTCTGTTCTTAACTGTTCGTATCTTTCGTCTAATGTCATCTCTCTTAAAATTAGTGGTTAAAAAAGGGTGAGGTTTTAAGCCCACCCTTTAAGTAAAACAAAAGAGACAACACTAGAACTCTAAATTAGAGTCAAGAGTTTCGGTTTCGGCTGGAGTTAAATCTCTAGCCGTTTTTATATTCCCATCAGTCCAGACAACTTTGCCGTTTCCGATATAGGTTTTATTGGTTTTAGCTTCACGCTCCTCTTTTGATTGAGCGTAGAAGACGGATACATTCTGACCGTATTGAGACAACTCATCACGAGTTGCTACGGTTAGATTAAGGTATTGACCCTTATTTAATTTAGTTTTATCGATTTTCTTTACATCGATTGATATTTCAGTTAATGCTGCCATATTTATTTATTTACAAGTTTAATTTTCGCTGCATCTGAAATGTTGTATTTCAGTTGCACCTTTTCTATGTTACCTCCATTATCCATATAGTTCTTTACTTTATCGAACTCAGGGGTATTCGGTTTAAGAATAGCTTTCTTTGTATCAACCTTTTGTGATTGAGCAGTAGCTGTCTTTCCGTGTGTGTTAGTCGCATCTGCATCTTTGGTGTCATCAATTAAGAATAAACCGTTTAACGCATACTTGCGAGCGTATGAAGAAGAAGAACCAAACGATTGGGCAATATCCATTCCCTTTCTGTTTGGGTCAACCCCAGCCTGTGCAGATACAGATACAGTGTCCTTGCCATCCGTTATAGAAGCTGTAGCTACTATATGAGGGATTGCGCCTTCACCTACAAAAATATCTGATACAGTCAGAACAATTCCTTGCTCTGCGAGAAGCGGTTTGACAGCCTCAAGGACGTCTTCACAGCTTCGGTAGTTATACTTGCCAAAGTTATTCCTTTGGTTTTTCGGTGCTTTCAGTCTCCCCTGAATAGCAACCAACTTATTTACTAGCGTAGTCATAGTGCAAATATATACATTATTTTTGATTTACAAAATAATATTAAAGTTATTGAAGTTTTCTGCGTATTTATTTGTCAAAGACATACGCATTGACTTCTGCTCATCGTTAGGAACTATAAAAAAACCATCATATTTTTCAAACCATATAGCAAAGTAGTCACACAAGTGCTTGGCGTATACACCGCCTTCTCTGTGCATAGTAACCCTCATATTTCTAATAGGGTCTTCTATTCTATTTTTGCTTACATATTTTATCTGAAACTTAAATGTTTTTCCACCCTTCTCTATTATGCAGTCATAAGGTGAAGAATCTAACAAAGGCATAGAAACATTAAACCCCTCCTTCATTGCTCTTGTAGCGAACTTGTATTCAGCAAAACAACCCTTTTGATTCCTGTCCATATCTGCCGTATTATGCGTTTATCTCCTCATACTCCTCACACTTAAAAGACAACATACCGACTTTTATATCCTTTTCGTGGCACTCCTGTTTGAGGCTTTTAATCAGCGTATTATTCTCTCTGCATTCTAAGTGTAAGTTAGCCACATATACGGCTATCTCATTCAGTGATTGCACGACCTGAGGGTCGTGGTCTTTTAGTGTCTGTGATATTAAGTCGAAGTTATTGTAAAAGTTTATTTCGTGTATTGCATCCATATCTTTATGTTTTATGCTGCTAATATATAAAACTTTTTCTAAATACCTAATGTAATATTATTACATACAATTTATTTGTATGTAATAGTATATATAATATATAATATAATAATAATATATAATATAATAATAAAGTATAATATATAATATAATATAGGGCGTAATCATTTTAAAGGGGATTAGCCACTTTATTTTATA